TATCAAAAGAAAAGAGGTAAGGTGAGAAAATAATGAATGAATTAAAAATTATAGATGAAAGAGAAGTATTAGGAAAACAATTAAGAATATATGGAGATTTTGAAAATCCATTATTTTTAGCAAAAGATGTTGCTGAATGGATAGAACATAGTAATGTTACTAAAATGTTAAATGGTATTGACAAGACTGAAAAAATAGTAATAAAGATACCCTCTAACAATTTGTTAGTGGGTCTACAAAGCAATACAGAATATACATTTTTAACAGAAGAAGGTTTATATGAAGTTTTAATGCAAAGCAGAAAACCAATAGCAAAAGAATTTAAAAAGAAAGTTAAAGAAATATTAAAAGATGTTAGAAAATATGGAATGTATGCCACAGATGAATTATTAGATAATCCAGATTTAATAATAAAAATGGCAACTAGATTAAAAGAAGAAAAGGAAAAAAATAAAGAACTTGAAGATAAGATGAAAGAAAATAAGCCAAAAGTATTATTTGCAGATTCAGTTGAAACTTCTAAAACTTCAATATTAGTTGGAGATTTAGCAAAAATAATAAAACAAAATGGAATTGATATAGGGCAAAAGAGATTATTTGAATGGATGAGAGAGAATGGATATTTAATAAAAAGACAAGGATCTGATTATAATATGCCAACTCAAAAATCAATGGAGCTTGAATTATTTGAAATAAAAGAAACAGCAGTAACACATTCAGATGGACATATTTCAGTAAATAAAACTAGTAAGGTTACAGGTAAAGGGCAAGTATATTTTATAAATAAGTTTTTAAAAGATAAAATAGCATAATTAAATTAAGAGGAGAAGTTAAAATATCTCCTCTTTTTTAATAAATAAAAACTTAAAAGAGGAGGTGTAATTATGGGAGTTTTTTCAACAAATGATTTAGAAGATCTTGAAGAAGAAGTATTAAGACTTGCTAGAAAATACCCAAAAGAAGCTAAAAAATTCTTACAAAAACAAGGTAATAAATTAAAAGCTAAGGCTAAAAAGAAAGCAAAATCTAAGGTAAAAGTTAAAAAAGGTAACTACTTAAAAGGTTTTAAAAGAGGGAAAGTTTATAAATATAAAGGTGAAGAAGACACAGTTAGAGTTTATAACTCAATGCCTCATGCACATTTAATAGAGAATGGGCACATCATAAAAGATAAAACTGGTAAAGAACATGGTTTTAAAAAAGGAGAGCATATTTTAGAAGATTCTCAAAGGGAGTTTCAAGATGAATTTTTACAAGCAGCTGATAATTTTATAGATGAAGTTATCAAAAATGGAGGTTTCTAATGATTAAACTAAGTCAGATACTAAAGGCAGTTAATACAAAATTAAAAGAAACATTTCCTAAAATAGAAATTGATAGTAAAGATTTATCTGAAAAATTCAATAGACCTAGTTTTAGAACTGAGTTAGATGGTCTTAAAACAAGTGCTTTTATGACAACTTTTAAGGAAAGAAACTTTACAATTAGAATTTATTTTTTTACTACTTTACCTGGAAAAGGAAGAGAAGAAAGATTAAAAATATCTGATGAAATTGAAAATGCTTTCTTAGGCACATTATGGGTAAATGAAACTTTTGCTATTCCTGTTGATGAAATAGAGTTTGAAGAAACTGAAGATGGAGTATTAATAGCAAGTTTTGATAGTTTGAGTATGGAAGAGATAGAAAATGATATAGATGGCGAAATGATGGAAGAATTAGAATATCATTTCGATAAAAAATAGGAGGTTAATATATGGGATTACCTAAAATAGAAATTATTTTTAAGCAATTAGCAGTTACAGCTGTTAAAAGAAGTCAATTAGGTATAGTTGGATTAATAGTAAAAGAATCTACTAAACAATGGGATAGAAAGGTATACAAAGATATTACTGATATAAAAAGTGATGATTATTCTGCTGAAATATTACCATTGATTAAAGATAGCTTTGAATACACTCCAAATAAAGTGGTTGTATTCAATGTTAAAGATGGAACATTATCTGACACATTAAAAAAAGTTGCACAAGAAAGAATTAACTGGCTAGGGTTAGCTTATGATGGGAAAGATGGAGATACTGCAACTCTTGTTTCTTGGATAAAGTCAGTAAGAAAAGCAGGCAAAACTTATAAAGCTGTTGTATTTAAGGCTACTAAACCAGATAACAAAGGCATAGTAAACTTAATGAATGACAAGGTTACATTTGTAGATAATAGAGGAGAAGTTGAAGGTTGGCAATATGTACCAACAATTCTAGGAATGTTAGCAGGGTTACCAATGACTAGATCAGCTACTAGCTTTCTATGTGGGAATTTAAAGGAAGTTTCTATATTTGATGAAATAGATGATGTTATTGATAAAGGTGGTTTCTGTTTGTATAAAGATGAAGGAGATATAAGAGTAGCAAGAGCATGTACATCTTTAGAAGAAATTACACAAGATGAAACTGAAGATATGAAAGACATTATCATAATTGAATCTATGGACTTAATGAGAGATGATATTTACTCAACATTCAAGAAATGGATAGGTAAGTATAAAAACAAATATGATAATCAAGTTTTATTCTTTACTGCAATTAATGCTTATTTCAAAGAATTAGAGAAAGAGGATATTTTGGATAAAGAATATGATAATTATTCAGAAGTTGATGTTGAAGCACAGAGATTAGCTTGGCTTGGAGTAGGTAAAAAAGAAGTGGAAGAATGGGATGATGAAAAAGTTAAAAAGACTGCATTTAAGAAAAAAGTATTTATGAAAGCTAAAATTAAGATATTAAATGCTGTTGAGGACTTTAAGTTTACAATTAATATGTTCTAAAAGGAGGACAGGTAGATGGCTAATAAAATGGATAAAAATAAAATTTTAAGAGGTTCATTTGGTGCTGTATGGCTAGATGGAGAAGAATTAGGTTCTGTTAAATCTTTTGAGGCTAAGGTTACATTAGAATATGAAGATGTGGATATTATGGGGGAACTAGGAAAGTCAAAAAGATATATGGGCTTTACTGGTGAGGGAACTATGACATTACATAAGATAGACTCTACTATTGGAAAGTTACTGGCTGATGGTATAAGAAATGGTAATATGCCAGATTTTAAAATAGTTGCAAAACTAGATGACCCAACAGCTTATGGGGCAGAAAGAGTTGAATTAACAGGCGTTACAATTAGTGAATTAATGGCGTTAAAATTTGAAAATAAAGCTTTAAGAGAGGAAGAAGTTCCTTTTAGTTTTTCACATTTTAGATATATAGATATGATATAAGGAGGATATAAAAATGGCTAAAAATATAACATTAGAAATATTAATTGCAAAGAAACAACAATCAGAAAATGATAAAATGAAAGTGGTGCTATTTAATTCAGAAGTATTGGGTGGAACAATAGAAGTTGTAAAACATAAAGCAAAAGATGTAATAAAAATTATGGATAGTACAGAAGAAAAAACAACAGAAGCAGCTTACAATGCTAACTGTAAATTAATCTATAAACATTGTCCTATTTTACATGATAAAGAATTGCAAAAGACTTATGAAGTAGCACAACCTTATGAAATTGTAATACCTGTATTTGATGAAAATTTAGGGGAAATAAACAAGCTATCTAACTTTATTCTAAACCTTTATGGATTAGGTGAAGAATCTGATAAAGCTAGTAAAGTCTTAGAAGAAGAGATTGAAGATATAAAAAACTAATATTAGAGGATACCGATATGGCATTCCTCTCTTTTTATTTGCTTAGAGGGTTTAAATACGATTATCTATTAAATTTATCATATGAAGAAAAGTTATTTATGATAGCAACAATGGATCTTGAAATTGAAAGAATGAATAAATCAGGTACTTAGTATAAAAAGCTAAGTACCTTTTTATCTTTTTAGAAAGGAGGTTTAAATGGCAAAGACTATTGGTGTATTACTTAGTTTAAAAGACCAATTCACAACACCTTTACAGAAAGCTACTAAGAGTGTTAAGAATATGGATAGACAACTTGAAAAAGCTGGAAACCAAGTAAAAGCATTTGGTAGAAAAATAAAAGATGGAATGAAATCTGTAGCAAAATGGGCAGCAATTGGATTTGGAGCATTAACTGCTGCAGCTGGAGTATTTATAAAACAGTCTATAGATGCTGCGAAAGATAAATTAAAAGCTGACAAAATGCTAGAAACAAATTTAATGAAACAAGCTAATTTTAAAAAAGAACATATCCAGATGTTAAAAGATGAAGCTAGTGCATTACAAGATGTTGGAGTAGTTGGAGATGATGTTGCTGTTGCTGGAGCAGGGCAGTTAGCTATTTATAAATTAAAAGCAGAGCAAATAAAAACTATACTACCTGTCATTGATGATATGGTTGCTAAAGAAAAAGGTTTTAATGGGACACAAGAAGATGCTATTGCTATGGCGGATGTGTTTGGCAAGGCAGTAGAAGGTAAAACAAAAGGACTTGTAAAATATGGAGTATCTTTAACTGAAGCAGAAGAAAAATTATTTAAAACTATGAAGCGAGAACAAAGAGCAGAGTTTTTAAATAAGAAATTAACAGCTGCTATAGGTGGAACTAACAAGGCTTTGAGAGAAACAGATGAAGGTAAAATTGTAGCAGCAAAAGGTGCTTGGGGCGATATGCAAGCAGAACTTGGTAAAAAGTTAATGCCAAAATTAGGTGCTATTGCTGAGTGGTTTCATAGTAAGATACCAACTATTCAAGATTTTATATTAAGTCTTGCAGATAAAGTTCAAGAATTAGTTACAAAAGCAGAACCTTATATAACACAAATTAAGGATATGTTTGGAAAAATATTTGAAAAAGTTAAACCAGCATTAGAAGAAACTTGGCAAATATTATCAAATGCTGGAACTATTGCAATAGATATAGCACAAGATATAATAAATAATTGGGATAGAATAAGTCCTGTTGTTTATACACTTGTTGGAGCAATAGCAGCATATAAATTAGTGATGTTTGGAGCATGGGTTTATACAACAGCTATGGTTGCAATAACCAAAGTAAAAATGGCTTGGGATGCTGCACAAGCGGCAGCAACAGGAACTTTAACTGTAAAACAATGGTTATTAAATGCTGCTATGAATGCGAATCCAATAGGTTTTGTAATTACTGCTATTGCCTTGTTGGTTGGTGGTATATGGTTACTATGTAAAAACTGGGATTTAGTAAAGAAAAAAGTAGTAGAATTTTGGCAGAAGTTAGACAATAATCCATTAGGTAAAGTTTTAAAATTTATTATAAAGTTTGGAAACCCTATAGGAGCAATGATAAATGCTTTTTTATTTTTAAAAGATGTAATTACTCAAAATTGGGATACTATTAAGGGGTTTGGTGAATATATATGGAATGGTTTAGTTGGTGCTTTTAATTATGTGAAAAATGTTATATTAGGTGTTTGTGATGTGGTTGGTGGAATATTTACTGCTATTTGGGATGGAGTTGTAAAGGCATTAGATAAGTTAAAAGAAGGTTTTAATAAAGTAACAGATTTTATTACTGGTGCTTTTATGAGTGCTTGGGATAGCTTAATGAATGCATTAGATATTATATTACACCCAATCGAAACTGCAAAAAAAGCCTTTAGTGGACTAATTGATAAGTTGAAATTTTGGAATAGTACACCTGTTGATGATAAAACTATAAATATTACAGAAAACACTAAAAAGACTAGTGAAACAGTTGGTGGAGCAAATAAGACAGGGGTAGCAACAACATCTATAAAAAATCCTAGACATGCTTTGGGTACTGCATACTTTAAAGGTGGAGTAACTGGAATAAATGAGGGTGGAAGAGATGAAACTGCTATTTTACCAGCTGGAACTAAAATAATGAGCCATGAAGAAAGTAAAACATTAGAAAAAAGAAGTAGCAACAAAGGAATTACAGTAAATATAACTGTTTCTGGAAACTTTATTGGTGAAAAAGAACACATGGAAAAATATGGAGAATATACAGCAAATAAGATTTTAGCAGCTTTAAATAATATGTAGGATAGGAGATAAGAAAATGAATATAATTTTTATAGTTGAAGATAATGGAGTACAGCAAGAAATAGTTAATATTCCAGTAGTCCAAAATATAGAACCTGTAAACTGTGAAACAATGGATGAAGAGTTTAATACAATTAATGGAAAAACTCTTAATTTAATCGGTGGTAAAGGACTTAGAAACTTTTCATTTTCTTCTTTTTTTCCATCTAAAAGATATAGTTTTGTAAGTTTCTTTAATTTTCAACCTCCAAAATACTATATAAACTTTTTTGAAAAGTATAGAGATGCGAGAGTACCTTTAAGAATTATTATAGTTGATAAGTACAGAGTGGTCTTAAATATGCTATGTAGATATAATTTTACTTATTCTTTTAGAGATAAGGCTGGAGATGTTCCATATACCTTAGATATAAAAGAATATATTTTACCTGGTGAGGTTGATAATAATGTATAGGACAATAGTAAAAGAAATAGATGTAACTAATTACATAAGAGATTTAACCTGGAGAGATAGCATTGATACATTAGGAGTTGAGGTAAGTTTTGAACTTGCAGTAAATAAGTTTGATAAAAATCTATCTTTTCTCTATAATATTACATTAGGTGATCCTGTTCAAATAATCAATGATAAAGGAGAAACATTAGTACAAGCTATTATAGTATCAGAAAGTCCTAATGGAAAGACTACATCATTTACTGCTTATGATATGGCTTGGTATTTGAATAAATCAACTGTGATAAAACAATTTAAAAAGATGGTAGGGAATGACTGTATTAAATCCTTATGCAGTGAAATTGGAATAAAAGTTGAAGTAAGTGGATTAGATACTAAGATAGATAAAATTTACAAGGATAAGACTATCTCAGGCGTTATTTATGACATCATAGAACAATGTTCGCAATTCAATTCTAAAAAATTCTTTATTGAATATGATAAAGGAACTTTAAAAATAGGACCATTCAAAAAAATAAAAGTTATTGGCCAATATGAAATGCACAAAAATACTTTTATAGATGTAGCTAAAAACATTGGAGAAGTTTCATTAAGTAGATCGATAGTTGATATGAAAAATTCTATTTTGGTTATAACACAAAATAAAGAAGCAGTTAGAACAATAGGAAAAGAACAAGATAACGAAAGTATTAAAAAGTATGGTATGCTACAAGAAGTGGTAACATTAGATGAAAAAGAATTTAAAAAAGCTAATCTAGTTGCTAAAAATGAATTGAAAAAACTAAATAAAATCACTGAGGACTTTAGTATTGATGTGCTTGGTGATGATAATGTTAAGAGTGGTAGAGTCATTGATATAGACATACCACTTTTTAATTTAAAAGGTGAGTATCTGATAAAAGAAAGTTCTCACACTGTGCAGAATGGAATCCACAGAATCAATTTAAAACTGGAGGTGTTTATGGAGTGAGTGAAAACCAAAAGTCTTGGGATATAGCAGTGGCAGAAAAATTTAGAGAAAGAGAAAATCCAAGTCCAATAGGTGCTGTTTTGGGGAAAATTTTAAAGCCTCTCCCTGACATCTCTATCGAACTTTTAAATGGTTATGGTGTTATTGACAGTGATAAGATTTATTTATCTAATGCAATAACTAATAGATTAGCTATTGAATGTACTATGAAAGAATTTGAAAGTGAAGGTAATAGGTCTACTAATTGTAACATTACAAATTTAAATACTAGTGGTGCTGGGAATGATAGTGGTGGAGATACAAATTTAATGTTAACAGGACACACTGGTTCATACAAATCTAGTTCAAGTAAAAAAGACAATAAAGATAAAGGTAAATTTATATTACAGACAGTTTTTAATCTAAAAAAAGGAATGTATGTGCTTGTTATACCTAACACAGAGGAGGACAAGTTTTTTGTAGTAGATGTTTTTAATTATGCTCCAGAGGTGAGTTTAGAATGGGAATATTACCAAAAATAGATTTTGTTGATTACTCTAAACAAGAGACAAATAATAGTAAAAACAGTAATGGTAAAACATTTTTGATAGACTTTCAAAAAAAGAAGTTATTAAAATCAAATGGACAATTAATAAAAACAGATGATGAAAGAGCTGTTAGAATGTGGATTGAAAAGGTTCTTTTAACAGAAAAATATAAATGGAATATTTATAAAAGTAATGGACCTAATCAATATGGGATGAAATATAAGGCTATGTTACTTAGTCAAAGATTTCCTACACCTGTTTTATATAGTGAGTTTGAGAGAGAATTGACTGAAACAATGAAGAAAAATAAACAAATAATAGAAATTAGAAATATTGATATAAAGTTAGAAAAACATACCTTGAAAACCAAATTTGAAGTAGTGTTAAAAAACTTCAAAACATTTGAATGGGAGGGGTATCTATGATAATAAAAAAAGAATGGAAAGAAATTTTAAAAAATATGCTTAACCAGGTAAATGATGAATATGATAAGACAGAAGGAAGCTTATTTTATGACAACTTAGCACCTGTAAGTATAGAAATAGAAGAAATAAGAAAGACCTTAGAATATATATTTTTAAATTCTTTTGCAGAAACTGCTGAAGGTGAATATTTAGACAATATATGTAAAGAGGTAGGAGTATTTAGAAGAAAAGCAACAAAGTCAAAAGGTACTGTAATTATAAAAGGAGTACCAGGAACAGTAATAGAAATTAATACCAAAGTTGCAAGTGATACCTATATTTATTTAACTACACAAGAAAAAACAATATCTGCTGCTGGAAGTGTTGAAGTACCTATTGAAAGTGAAAAGTATGGAAAAATATACAATATTCCAAAAGGAACTATTACAAATTTTCCTGTAACTATTCCAGGATTAAATGAAGTTAATAATCTAGTAGAAACTGTTGATGGTTATGATGGAGAAACTGATGATGAATTAAGAGAAAGATATTATTTTAAAGTTAGAGAGCCTGTAACATCAGGAAACATCTATCACTATAAAAAGTGGGCTTTTGAAGTTGAAGGAGTAGGAGGAGTTAAAGTATTTCCACTATGGGCTGGTAATGGTACTGTAAAGGTAGTTGTAGTAAATAGTGATATTCATGAAGCTGATGAAACTTTACTAAAAAGAGTAAGAGATTATTTAGAAGAAGTCAGACCAATAGGGTCTACTGTTACAGTAAAGAGTGCAATAGGTAAAGCTATATCAATTTCAAGTACTGTTAAAATTTCTAAAAATATAAAATTTGATGAAGTAAAAACAGAATTTGAAACAAAAGTAAAAGAATATTTTAGGAAAGTAGGGTTTAAACAGGATTACGTAAGTTATGCACAATTAGGAAATATCTTATTAAATATTCAAGGGGTTAGTGATTATGATGACTTAAAAATAAATAATACAACTTTAAATGTACAGTTAGCAGCTGAGGAGATTCCAAAATTAACAACAATCACTTTACAAAAAGAGGTGATATAGTTGGAAGCTAAAAGATTAATGAGGCATATGCCAAAGTATTACAGAGGTATTTTAGAAGTAACTTTATTACAAGAAATAATAGAAAAAGAATTAGATACAGTTGATTTAATCTCAAAAGATGTATTAAATCAATTTTTTATTTATACTGCTACCTGGTCCTTACCAATTTGGGAAAGAATATTTGGTTTAAGTGTTGGAGATAAAACAAGCAATATTGAAGAAAGAAGAGAGAATTTAATTTCTAAGTTAAGAAGTTATGGAACTACTACAAAAGAGATGATAGCAAGAGTTGCTAAAACTTTCACAAATGGAGAAATTGAGGTTGTAGAAGATAATTCAAACTATGCTTTTAAAATACTATTTACATCTATTGTTGGAATACCTAAAAACATTGAGAACTTTAAGGCAGTAATAGAAGTTATAAAACCTGCACATCTAAATTTTAGTATTGAATTTAGATACAACACACATAACCAGGTAGCTTATTTATTACATAATTCTTTAAAAGCAAAAAGCCATAAAGAAATTTACGACACTAGATTATATGAAGATAGTGCAGTACTAGGTAAGTATCATAAACAGAATGAAGTAGGAAATTTTAAAAATAATGAGTTGAAAACTAAAACACATAAAAATATCTATGATGAAAGGAGATAAATAAAATGGCAAAGTATACTGAAAATATAAGATTAGCACAACCAGAAGGCAGTGATTATTATGATATTGAAGTATTTAATCACAATTCAGAATTGATAGATAAAAAAATAGGTGAAATGGATAATAGCTTATCTACAATAAAAGAAGGAGCAACAAGAGAAAAGGCTGGGATAGTACAACTTGGAACAGAAGAAGGAAAAGCATTAGAGGGAATGATGTTAGCAAGATTAGCAGGAGCTTATGGATATGGTGGTGATATACAAGATGAGGGTGTAAAAAATCCTAATTATATTTATTATGATAGAAATACTAGAAAGATGTATAAATGTTTAAAACAAAATCAAGATATTTCTGCAAATGTTACTAATTTTATCCCTTTAGACAACAACTCGCTTTTGGAGAGATTGGAAAAT